AGGGATGGAGACTTTACAATTATAAGCATTTTGACTGGCATTACCGCCAGCTTTTGCTATAATCATATTTGCATTTCTTTTTTCACTCGTCATCCCAGTTAATATCCTTTCCACTTATATATTCCCCCTGTTCTGCGGCTTCCAGGCGGGAACGTTCTTCCGGGGTAAGTTTTGTATAATCCGGATCCCATGCAAGGACAAGACGTTTTACAAATTCATAGGCAAAATCCTGTTCCTGTGCCGGGAGCATTTCAAGCATTGATACGGTATGCGCAATAGTATTTGTCATAGAGAACTCCTTTCTTTCAGGTGGGGATATTACTTATAAATATCCCCACGGCTTCCCACATCCATGATGCAGAGAACCTCGATTTCATTATTTGTCAGATACTTATAAATGATTCTGTACTTTCCGACGCGCAGCCGGTAACGACCGTCTTTATAACCACTCATTTTTTTAATATCGCCTTCGGCAGGTTTGTGAGTCAGTTTTTCAATGGCATCGAGAATCAGATCACGTTGAGGTTTTTGTAACCCTTTTAGATACTTGACAGCGGCTTTTTCGTATTGAATTTCCATTACCTGCCTCCTTCATCTGATATTATCATAACATATTGGTTACCAATAGTCAAGATAAAATGATAAAAATTGAAAGAAATATTAATGCTTTTAATTTTATTACCAGTATTTACCAGTATTCTCCACAAACGTATCGCTTTATAATTTCCCTATGGCAAAAATAAAAATTCAAGAAATCATGAAACTAAAGGATATAAAAGTAAGAGATCTGACAGAGAGTGTACCGTTTTCCAGAGCTACTACATACCGGATCTTAAAAGGACAAAAGAATCCAACAATAGATGACCTGGAAGAATTTGCAAAAGGACTTAAGGTACCGCTAGAGGATTTGTATGAATCAGAGTATTCCAGGGATAAAATAAAAAAGTTGTCTCAACATTGAGACAAACCTTGCAAATGACAAGCATAATAAATATAATACAAACATAAGAACAAAGCGCGCTGTTGAAAACTACACTTACGGATGAAGATAAAAGCCACGAGGAGGGGGCAGCAGTATGCTTGAAATTTTTAAAATGCAGTTGAAGGAATATATAGACAGGATGGATCAGTCGGATGAAAAATTTCTAAAGCAGATATTAACGATCATGAGAAAACATTTTGAATTAAAATAATAAAACCCGGAAGGCAGCAATACCTTCCGGGTTTGTTTTTATTAATTATTTTGTGATTAAAGCAATTAATTTTAAGAATACAAGACCGGTTACATAAGAATCACAAATGGAACGGTGCATTACAGGACATTTGATATTGAAAAACTTTGCAACTGTGTCCAATTTATAATCAGATACGCGATCATAATAGTCGGAATAATTTTTCCCGTTATCTTTTTTAATGCATTTTCTCGATAAATCAAGCGTATCAAAAAAGAGACGTTTCTCTGATGAAAGATCAAGTCCATATCTCTGCAAAAATTTTAAATCAAAATCAATATTATGTCCGACTAATGGAAAATCAGAAATAAAATCTTGTAGGTCTGGGACAATATTATAAAAATAAGGGGCATCAGCAACCATTTCATCAGTAATATGATTTATTCGCGCGGCATCAACTGGAATAGGGGTATCTGTTTTACATAATGTTGAAAATTTTTCAACGGGTTCCTGATCAATCCATTTAATGGCTGACACCTCAATGATATCACTTGTAGCATTTAGACCAGTTGTTTCAACATCAATAGAAATAAAACGAAAGTATTTATCTGAGGATATTGATTTAGAAATATTGGTGTGAGGCATTGCCACAAGATTTTTGACAAGTAAAGGCTTTTTATAATCTCCTGTAGCTGTTGTTTCATAAACTGGAGTATTTGAAAGTGGAGAAAGAAATGCATTCATGGCATTTGTTTCGCGTTGCGTGAGAGCATATCTATAACTAGCTGAGTGAGGCTTAGGCGTTTGAAGAGATGGGTTATTAGATGAATCAGTATCCTCAGAGGTCGAGGTGCGAAATTTTGCACCAGAAAATTTTAAGCCTATAAACAAAAGCAGAAGCCCAAGAAAAAAGAAGAGAAAACCGTATCCATAGAAACCATTACCGAAATAATCAAGAGAACCAAAGAGAGAGCTGCATCCAAAAATAACCAAAGCAATAGCAACTTTTTTATTCATAATGATACCTCCAAAGCATAATTTTTTTAAAATTATTATACATGTAATTGACAAGAAATGCCATAATAAATGTTAAATATAAGAAAAACCGGAAGGAAAATTAATCCTTCCGGTTTTTTGCATTCTCAAGCAGCTGATCAACAAAAACATCCAAAGCACTCTGCGATTCTGGCGAAAGCTGTGAATATGTACGAACGATATTCAATACAGCCTGATAAAACCGCCTGTCTGTGTGTTCGAGAATCTCAGAAACCAGTGCTGCATCCTCGTCATCCGGAATCTGGAACATCTCACCAGTTCCATCACGGAGCCATGCCTCATTCACATTAAACTCCCGGCAGATTAACGAGATAACCGCATCGCTAGGGGAATTTTTACTGACTTCATAAGCTCCGATGTTTCCTCTGGCAATTCCAATCCGGTCAGCAAACTCCTGCTGTGTCAAGCCTAGGGCTTTTCGTAAATCTTTTAAACGTTCACCCATTGATACTGTCCCTCCCTTCTTAAATGATTATAAGCACATAAACCAACACTGTCAATAAAAAAATGTTGGTAAATTACAAAAAAGTATTGACAAAAGATATAAGCCAACATATAATTGCAATATACCAACAAGACAACACAGCAATAAATAGAAAGGAAAAATGATATGAGAAGATTCGAGGTTGGAAAAATCTACAAAGAACATGAATCAAGACCATACATCGTAATTGCGAGAACAAAGAAAACGGTAACCGTTCAAAGAATTGTACATCAGGGAAGACCGAATGAGTTCAGAGAGGAGGCGGAGACAAAAAGAGTGTATGAATGGGAAGGGCGGGAAGTGATCAACCCGCATGATGAAACTATAGAAGCATAAGGAAAGAGCCGGGAATGCCACGGCGGGAAGGAGAAAAACATGGAAGAAAAGAAAAAAGAGCTCATAAAGAAAATTAACCAGTTAAAACCCATTGATCTACTCATAATTCAGAACGTAGCGGATGTACTGATCACCAGGGACAAGATTGAGACATCAAAGAAACAGCTTGTGCAGCAGTAAAAGAAAATCCACGCTGTAGGTGTACAACGTGGATTTCGAAGTGAAGTTTTTCACATAACGCGGAAAAGATGGCAACAGTCAGGGATTTTTAAAAATCCGAGGTCAAAATCCTCATCAATGAAGAAAGCGCCAGACTGAAAACCCTGTTCCCATTGAACACCGATAAATGAAAAATGTTCAATGCGATCAATAAGAGCCTGTCTCTCATCGGGTGAAAGTTGTGAAAAATCAATGTGATACTGATGTAACATAAAAAACCTCCTTATATAGTTGATAAGACAATTATAAAAAACAAGGAGCGGGAAATGCAAGGAAATAATTGAAAGGAGAAAAAAGTGGGCAGTAAATTGTGCGAGAACAAAGAAAAGAAACGCTATGACTATGTAGCCGGTTTATTGACTGGTGGATTCAGAGCAAAGAATCTGACAACGAAGGACGTGAGTTTAAAAAGTGGGATTCCAGAGCGGACAGTTACAGAGCGAATCAACCATCCGGAAAAGATCAGGTTGAAAGATTTATACAGCTTGACGGATTTGGCGGGAATAAAGATCACGTTTGAATATAAGGAGATGCCGGATTGAGGAGAGTGACAATGAAAAATAAGAAACCATTTTATGTAATGGTAATCGTAATCATCATCATGTACGCAGTGATTTATATTTTACGGCCGGCGGCTGTCTCTGGTCAGCCTGTCTCAGGTGTGTTTAATCACATCGCACCAGTTGCACAGGTACAACTGACAGAGGTTATTACAAGACAGGAATATGAATATCCCACCAATATCGCGGAGGAAGAATACTGGGACGACTTAGAATTACTGGCAATCTGTGTCGAGGCGGAAGCCGGGAATCAGGGATTGCAGGGAAAACGACTGGTTGCAGACGTGATTTTAAACAGGGCAGAGGATACATCCGGACAGTGGCCGGATACGATCTCCGGCGTGATATCCCAGAAAAACCAGTTTACATCCTTTTGGGATGGAAATATGGCTGGCATCTGGGAACCGTCGGAAGAGACGTACCAGGCAGTAAGAATAGAAGTGGAGCAGAGAGGATATCCGGAAATTTATTATTTCCGGGAAGGTGAGTGGCCGGGTTACGGCACACCGTGGGAAAAGATAGGGGCACACTACTTTTCGACAAAGTAAAGAAGGGAGAAAAGAAATGGTAATCACATTGAATTTAACAGAAGAAGAAGCATTTATGTTACGTGACCTGACAATAGGTACGGACTGCGAATATGAGTGGCTGCAGGAGATAGCGGACAGCCTGGAGACGAAATGCGGGGAAGTTATCAGAAAACCGACACTGACACGCTCAGAGTTTAACCGGCGGATTACAGACGTGAAAGCACGCTGGGAAAATAAGGGACTGGCGACATCGATGATGCTCGCTAAGGAGGAAGAATTAAAATTTTATTATGACATCGTGGAGGACAATGATGAAAACACCGGAACAACTGATGGACTGGGTGGAAGAACGTGCGAGAAGTTTTGAAAAGGCTTTTGCAGAAGAAAAGCCTGGACGAGCTGCAATGGATGCAGAGCAGATTTATATTACCTTGGAAATTTGCGGAATGAGAAAAGAAGCACTGCAGATTATGGACAAACTCGGATGGGACAGGATAGAAAAGGTATTTGCGGAGGCGAGAATGAATGTTAGAAGAGGACCAGATTATAAAAGTCCTGTACGACATGGCAGGAACTTTTAAAAAGCTGATGATGGAAAAAGAATACATGAAAGCAGTTCTGTGCGCAGATGAAGTTGCGACAGCAATTATGTGTCTGAATGTAGATGAAAGCATCCGGAAAGAGATCTTCGGAGAACGGGATAAAAATAATCCGGTAATCGGTCTGATCGATGAAGGGCAATACATAAAAGCACTGGACTGGTGTATTTATCATGGATTCTCACAGACAGTACATACGTTCGAAAATGTAATGAAAAAAGAGCATTGAAATGCTGGGTTTCAATGCTCAGATAGGTGCAATACACACCATACTTATGACAGGTATAGTGTACCATGTGCCTACTGAAAAAGCAAGAGAAAACGGGAAAAACCCAGGCTTATTTAACAATCTCAATATATTAAACTTAGCAGATACGGAGCAGAGGCATGGCATACAGGGAAAATAAATATAAGTACGGACCATTTATAGAACATGAGATTGGGTTTGCAGGACAGTGCGGTGCAAAGGGGGAGAAGAGAGCTGAGAAGAAGAAGGCTACCCCGGAGCAGGTAAAGAAACAAAATCAATACAACAGGGAAAAGAAAATATTGAGAAAGATTCGCTGCAACTTTAAACCAGGTGATCTGTGGCTGACAATGAAATTTCCAAAAGGGATAAGAATGCCGGTGAAAGAAATAAAAGGAGTCCGTAAATCCTTTTTTGATACAGTGAGAAATAAATATAAAAAGAGAGGACAGATATTAAAGTTTGTATACAGGATAGAAGTAGGGGAAAGAGGAGGAATTCATTTCCACATCCTGATGAACAGATTAGATGGGACACCAGGAACGGCAGAGATTGTATCGGAGGTGTGGAATAAGTTGACAGATGGACATGTGAATTACGAACCGGTATATGAAAAAGATTATTTTAAGGACCTGGCAAATTATATCGTAAAAGAACCCACAGAAGAAATCACAGGTCAGTTGACATTGTTCGGGGAAGAGGAAGAAACAAAGATTTTTATTAAATATGACTGTTCAAGAAATTTAGAGATGCCAGAAAAAGAGACACACAAATACAAACGCCGGACAGTAAGAAAGCTGATCGAGAATGGCCCGGAACCACAACCGGGATATTACATAGACCGGGACAGCATCCGGTACGGAGTGAATCCGTACACAGGCATGTCGTATTACTACTATACAGAGATCCGGCTGGAACGGGATGCCGGGGAGATAAGAAGGGAGTGTGAGGACTTATGCGGGCAGTCAGTATATACACAGCTACGTCCATAAAGGGCAGATGGGAGCGCGACGGCTACGTCGGCTACTGCCTGGAATATTACCCGTCGGGGAAAAGTCTGCCGGAGATCAGAAAGCATATTGAGGCGGTCGAACATATGAATGCTAACCGGGCAGAGATGGAGGTTCTGATACGAGCATTTACTCGTATGAGAGAGAAATGCGAGCTGTCGATTTATACAGACAGTGAATACCTGTACAACGGATTTGCCGGACGGGAAGATGTGGCACGCTGGATCAGGAGTGGATGGATCACAACCAGAGGGCAGCCAGTCAAAAATAAGGACAAGTGGCTGGAACTGATCAAAGGAAAGCAGGGGCACCTGTGCAACTTTTATCTGAAACAGCCAAATGCATACACGAAGGAACTGATAGAGGAAATGGAGCGAAGGGAGAAATAAAGGATGTTTGAGAGATTTGGAGAATTTGACAGCGCGGAAGAATTAAACCTTACAGCGGAGGGGCTGAAAACAGAAGGAGATATGGAAAGTCTACTGGTACTGGCAGAGGAGAACGGAATCGATAAGGAAGACGCAAAGGATTACTGGGACGGATATACAGACACACTGACGACACCGCTCGGGGCAGCACTCGGGAAAATCGATGTGGAATGTAAAGATTTGAAGCCAAAGCAGATCATGACTGACTGGGTGGATTACATCAGATCACAGTGTATGGAGCATGACGATATGGCGGCTGCGGTACGCAGGAAAGGGAAAAGCATCAAGGGCTGTATTGGGAAGCTGTTGGAATGGTCATTTAAGAATCAGATTCCAGTGGATAAAGATATTCTGAAAGCTGCAAAAGTAAGCGCCGGACGCGTGACGCTTGGAATCCCTGGAATGGGAGAAGCAAAGAAGATTATAAAAAAATATTATACAGAGGCGAAGTGATATGGCAGCAGTTAAGAAAACAGAGGAAGAAAGAATAAAAGAACTGGAAGAACTGACGCCGGAGCTTCCGAAGAATTTTAAAGAATGGTGCGGGGAGAAATTTAAAACCCCGAAAATTTATTACAAAAGAAAAGGCAATTTTACAGAATGTGCCTGTGGAAAATGTGGAGAAAAATATGAAATTTATACACCAAAAGAACCGGAATACGGAACACTGTGTGAAAAGATTCCAAGAAGAGGAGAGTGGGCAGTATGTAAAAAATGCGGAAATATATCAACTTATCAGTGGAAAAGGATCACAGAGCCGGTAAGAGAGAGTGCGAGATTTTATTTATACCAGAGATCAAAAGATAACAACCTGTTTGTGCGGATTTTCACATATTACAGGAAATACAGTCAGTTTTCCAAAATGGAAGAGTTGCTGGAAGAGGACAGCCGGTATTTTTTACAGCTTGGAAAAGTAGAGAAAATGGTACGTTCTTACACTTACAGACAGGATGAATACAGATGGATCATGTCAGATAGAACAGGATACCCGTATCTGGAGACTTTACATGGAGATTTATATCCCGGTTGGAGAGAAGAGATTAAACAATCCGAATTAAAGTATTTTATGGAGCAGATATTGGTAGAAATGGCGATGAGCAACTGGGGAAGACAGATATTTAACGGTGTCAGTCTGACGGATGCCATTATGACATATGCAAACAATCCGGCAATCGAGATGTACTGCAAAATGGGAATGCACAGGCTGGTAAGACATCTCATATGGAAAGAGGGAAAAAGTGGACTTGTAAACAGAAAAAAAGACACCTTACAGGGACAACTCCGGTTGGAGAAAAAAGAAAATATAAACAAGGTGATAAAAGCGGCGGGAGACTTGGGTTTACTGGAGACACTGCAGTTTGAAGAAAAAGAAGGCTATGTGTGGAAACCGGAGCAGGAAGAATGGATAGCGGACATGCTTGACCGGGAAATGAAAAAAAGAATAAAGCATCTGTTAGAATACATGACTTTGCAGCAGTTGATAAACAGGACAGAGAAATATGCCAGGCGGGAATATGGCGAAAAGTATACACAAGTGTACAACTGGAAAGAACATGTGGTGCAGGAATATGATGATTACCTTCGCATGAGGGAGATGCTGGGATATGACATGAAAAACAGCGTATTCATTTATCCGCGGGATCTTGAACTGGTACATGACCTGATGACAAAGGAAAGCAATGCGAGACATGATGAACTGTATATTAAAAAGAAAAATAAAGAGTTTCCGGACATTGCAAAAAGATACGAGAGTCTTTGTAAAAAATATCAGGCAGCAGCGGAGGGATACATCATCCGGCCGGCAAAGGACGCAGGGGAGATCATCATGGAAGGAAGAAAACTGCACCATTGTGTCGGTGGTGACAATTATCTTTCAAAACACAACAAGGGAACGACAGCAATTTTGTTCCTGAGAAAAGAAAAGACACCGAATACACCGTATATCACGATTGAGATAAGCGACACAAAAATATATCAGTGGTACGGTGCACACGATAAGAAACCGAAACGGGAATTTTTTGACAGGTTATTAGCGGATTATACAAAACAGCTGGAAGCCAGGAAAAAGAAACCGGACAAAGCACTCATAGCAGCAGTATAGAAAGGAAGCATAGATGGAAGAAATCATGACACAGGATCACAACGTAATCACATATACAGATTATGCGACATATAAGCACGATCTGGACACGGAACTGCAGGGAGCAGTAGAAAAATTCGTGAGAATCGGCTACCTGTTAAAAGTGGCGCAGGATACGGGTATTTTAGCGGGTTCAGGCTATTCGAACGTCAATGAATTTGCCATGAAAGAATACGGGCTGGACAAAACCCAGGTATCCCGTTTTATCCGGATCAATGACAGGTTTTCAAAAGATGGATATTCCATGGAATTAAAAGAGGAATATCAGAAATTCGGCTATGCGAAATTATCGCTTATGCTGACACTGCCGGATGAAATCAACGAGATTCTGACGCCGGAAATGAGTAAAACGGAAATCAGTACCGTAAAAGAAGAATTTGAGGAAGAGCAGAAAATCTCAGATATCGAAGTAATGATTGAGCAGGAGCCGGAGACAACGAAAACGGTGGAGACAATCTTTGAAAAGGTGATTTTAAATATTTTCCATGATGAGCCGCAGTTATTCAAAGATGTGATCAATGCATTGAAAAACGGACAGGATGTGCTTGAGATCATGGCGCCGGCAGATATGAAAGTTTATATGACGAGAATCCCGGGGATCGGAAAACTTGCCGTACAAGTGAACAACTTAAAAAAAATGATCGAGATCGTGAACACAAGAAGCATGGAAAAAGAACAGATCATGCAGGAGGAAGTTACCGAGACGATCAGGGACATGGCAGGATCATTTGATGTGAAGAGTGCATGGGAGAATATGTTTCATGAAAATTTTCCGGAAACTGAAAAAAGCAAAGTTGCACCGGTGCAACGGAAAGAGTCACACGTGCAGCCATCGAAAAAGAAACCGGAGCCGGTAAAAGAAACACCCAAGACACTGCATGACATTGAGCCGGATATTCCGGAACCGTCACCGATCGAACCGGAAGAACAGCCGGAAGATATTAAGACAGATGAGCCGGAGGCGGCCGGCGGGCAGCAGTTACCGGGACAGGACAGCATTGAGAACCATCC